GCAAAAATGTAGATATTAAAGAAAACAACGAAATTTCAACATTTACAACGCACACAGCCGCCGATATACAGGCATTAATAGACTCTTACGATATATCTATCACACCGAGGGACTATCAATTTGAAGCTTTCAAGTTTGCCTTAGAAAACGAGAGAGGTCTCATATTATCACCTACTGCCTCTGGTAAATCTTTAATCGCATATATGCTAATAAGACATTATCTAAATGTGATTGACAATAATATTCTAATCATAGTACCAACAACATCATTAGTAGAACAATTATATAAAGACTTTAAATCATATGGTTATGATGTAGAGAATAATGTAAGTAGAAACTACCACGGTTACGAGATAGAGGAAGATAAACGAGTAGTTATCTCTACCTGGCAATCATTATATAAATTGCCAAAAACTTTTTTCGCTGACTTTGGTGCTGTAATCGGAGACGAGGCTCATTTGTTTAAGGCAGTTTCGTTGACTAAGATTATGACGAAGTTAGTTGATTGTAAATACAGAATAGGTATGACAGGAACCTTAGATGATAGTAAGACACATAAACTAGTATTACAAGGTCTCTTTGGTCAGGTCAATAAAGTTGTGTCATCAAAAGAACTTATAGAGAAAAAACAATTAGCAGATTTAAAGATTATATGTCTAGTTTTAAAATACAATGAACAAGACTCTAAATCCATAAGAGGTGTTAAGTACCACGAAGAATTAGAATTTATAGCTCAGAATGAACAAAGAAATAAATACATAAGAAATCTTGCCCTTGCGCTCAACGGAAATACTTTATGCTTATTTCAATTAGTTGAAAAACACGGACAGCATTTATATAAACTAATTAAAGAAAAAGCAGATAAAGACAGAAAGGTATTTTTCGTTTATGGCGGAACAGACACAAGCACTAGAGAAGAAATTAGAGCAATTACCGAAAGAGAAGAAAACGCTATTATCGTGGCTTCTTACGGCACCTTCAGTACGGGTATCAATATTCGTAATCTACACAATATTATTTTTAGTAGCCCTAGTAAAAGTAGAATAAGAAATTTACAAAGTATAGGTAGAGGATTAAGAATAGGTGATAACAAGACAAGTGCGACTTTATATGATATATCCGATGATCTTACATACAAAGATAAAAAGAATTTTACGCTAACACACTTTCAGGAAAGAATAAATATTTACAATGAGGAAGGTTTTAACTATGAAATACATAGTGTTAATTTAAAGTAGTATGAACCAATCAGTAAAAATAATTCGTCTAGTTTCTGGTGAAGAAATCTGTTGTGTAATTCCTAAAGAGCAGATCAAAGATAAGACTAATCTATTAAGACTATCAGAACCAATGTTAATTAAGTATGTGCCACAGGTAACCGAGTTTGGCATATCTGATTATATCGCTCTAGTAAAGTGGGTAGGCTTTACAGACGATAAGATTATTACTATACCAAAAGACAAGATATTAACTATCGCAAATGCGACACTTCCGTTCACAAAGAGATACCATAAATTACTGGGAACATTGAAGGCCAACCCACAAAAATTGCCTTCTTTCGTAGAGAGAGATTTAACTAACGAGGAATATGATGATATTGACAAAGAGGAAGCCAAAGATACATTGAAAAGTTTAAAATCTTTATTTGATATGCCTAGTAAGAAGATACACTAGCTAAGGTATTCTCGGTAACAACCCACATGGGTATTATATCAAAAATCCTAGGCCTGTCAAGCATCCTTAAACAAAAAAAATAGCCCAAAAGCTTGACTTAAACAACAACATATAGTATTATATAATTATGACTAGAACAAGAAAAAAATCCGAACATTATGTAAATAATAAAGAGTTTTTACAGGCGATGATTGAGTATAAAGAGCGTTGCGATAAGGCGATAAAACGAAAAAGAAAACCGCCGCCTGTGACTAATTATATTGGTGAGTGTTTTTTAAAGATTGCAAACCACTTATCATATAGACCTAATTTTATTAACTACACTTTCCGAGATGACATGATTTCAGACGGCATTGAAAATTGCCTACAATATTTAAATAATTTTAATCCTAAAAAATCTAATAACCCATTTGCTTATTTTACACAAATAATCTATTATGCTTTTGTTAGAAGAATACAGAAAGAAAAAAAACAATCTAACATAAAATATAAGATGATTGAACAGGCAGGTATTGATGAATATGATACTATACCTGGTGATAATAATAGTGAATATAAAAATCAATTTTTAGAATTTTTAAGAAAGAATAAACCAAGCTCTGATACACCTGATCCGAAGGAGATAAAAGTTAAGAAGAGAAAAAGAAGAAACTATACAAGCGTTTTAGATACATAATGAAGATAGCAATATTAAATGATACTCACTTCGGTGTGCGTAATGATAGCGAAGCGTTTAGAAATTATCAATTAAAATTTTATGATAAGATATTTTTTCCTTATCTAAAAGAACATAATATAAAAACATTAATACACTTAGGTGATGTTGTTGATAGAAGAAAGTTTATAAATTTTCAAACAGCAAGTTTATTTAGAAAACATTTTTTTGATGTATTATGGAAAGAAAAGATTGATACTCATATCATTATAGGAAACCACGATACTTATTTCAAAAACACAAATGAAGTAAATGCCATAGAAAACTTATATACAAGTTTTGATGGTGTCAATGAACCATTTATCTACACAAAATCAAAAGTAGTAGAGATAGATGGCCTACCTATTTTGTTTGTGCCTTGGATATGTGATGACAATAGAGAACATTCCATGCAGATGTTGAATACAGCAAAAGCAGAAATAGTTATGGGTCACTTAGAAATAAAAGGTATTGAAATGCAAAACGGTGTAATAAATGAACATGGTAATTCTAAATCAGATTTTAGTAGATTTGAAAGAGTTATATCTGGTCACTTTCATAAACATACAGATGACGGTCAAATAATGTATTGTGGTGCTCAATATGAAATGACCTGGTCAGATTATAAAGATCCAAAAGGATTTCATATATTTGATACAGAAACAAGAGAGATGACAAGAATAAGAAATCCATATACGATACACAAAAAATTAATTTATAATGATAAAGATAAAGATTATACAACAATGGATTTATCTGAGTACAATAATCACTTTATAAAATTAATTGTATTAAACAAAACGAATGAGGAAATGTTTGACAGATTTTTAGAAAGATTGTATAATGAAATAACTACACATGATTTAAATATTATAGAGGATTTTTCTGATATAAAAGCTAGTGTAAGAGATGACATTGTAGAAATGGGCGAAGATACGGTCACATTTTTAAATAATTATGTAGACCAATTAGAGACAGATGTAAATAAAACTAAGTTAAAAGAATATTTAAAATCTTTTTATGTAGAGGCAAGTGAAGCGTGATAACATTTAAAACTTTAAAATGGCGAAACTTTTTGTCAACGGGTAATCAATTCATAGAGATGAATTTACAGAAAGCACCATCAACACTTATTATAGGTGCAAACGGCTCAGGTAAATCAACAATGCTAGACGCATTGTGCTTTGTATTATTTAATAGGCCATTTAGAACAATTAAAAAAGAACAACTTGTAAATACAATAAACAATACCGATTGTGAAATACAGGTTACATTTAATACAGGCAACAAAGAATACAAAGTTATTAGAGGAATAAAACCAAATGTATTTGAGATATATTGTAATGATGTTCTAATAAACCAAGACGCCTCTAATATAGATTATCAAAATACGCTAGAACAGCAAATCTTAAAGTGTAATTACCGTGCTTTTTGCCAGGTGGTCATCCTTGGATCCTCTTCATATGAACCATTTATGCACCTAAGAGCAAGATATAGAAGAGAGGTTGTTGAAGAGATATTAGATATAAGAGTTTTCTCACATATGGATTTATTGTTAAGACACAAACAAGGTGAGTTATCTAAGGCTGTGACAGATGTAAGGCATAAGTTTGATCTAATGACTGAAAAATATGAATTACAAAAAAATCATTTTGAACAAATACAAAAAAGAGATAATACAGATATTACAGATAAGAGAGAACAACTAGAGCAAAACGAAACATATAATAAACAATATAGTCAACAATTACAAAACTTAAATGAAAAGATAATTACCACAAAGGTAGAACTAGAAGATAAACCAAGACACGATCAGAAAGCAAATCAACTTGCAAAACTAGAGGCAAAGATAGAAACTAATTTATTAAATCATAAAAAGACATTAGAGTTTTTTGAAAATAATGATACCTGTAATACTTGCACACAACCAATAGATAAAGAATTTAAAGAGGGTAAAATAACAAAAGAAAAAAACAAGATACAAGAATTAGAAAAAGGCCTAAAAGATTTATTAAGTGAGATAGTAAAAACAGAAACACAAATAAACAATATGGCAAAAGTATCAGATAAAATTAGTGAGTTAAATATAGAGGTTGCAAAAATCAATACTTCTATAAATGAAATTAATAAACACTCTAATAGATTAAATGATGATATAATTAGATTAGAAAGTGAAAAAGAAAATACAGATAAGATTGCCTACGAATTAGAACAACTAAAAGATGAACTAAAAAACATAAATGTAGAAAAAGAAAAAGTAGTAGAAGAGAAAAAATA